CACCCTTGGGCAAGACGAGATCGAGCGTCTGATTCGGAGCCGTTCCGCTGATCGTTGCCGACGCTGTGGCGCCGCCCGTGACCGTGCCGATTGAGAGCGTATTCGCAGGGCCAGCCGGTCCGACGCTTCCAGTGGCGCCAGTGTCACCCTTGGGAAGCGTGAGGTCGAGCGTGAGGCTCGGTGCCGTCCCGGTGATCGTCGCCGCTGCGGTGACGCCAGACGAGACGGTGCCGATGGCGATGCTCGTGGACGGGCCAACGGGGCCAGCCGGTCCGACGCTTCCAGCAGCGCCAGTGTCACCGCGCGGGATCTCGAGCGAGAGTGTCTGGTTCGGTGCTGCCCCAGTGATCGTGGCAGACGCCGATGACCCAGCAGCACCAGTCGTCACGGTGCCGATGGAGAGGCTATTCGCCGCTCCAGTGTCACCACGCGGAATCGTCAGCGAGAGCGTCTGGTTTGGCGCGTCGCCGGTGATGGACGCCGACGCCGATGAGCCGGCCGCACCTGTAGTCACCGTGCCGATGGCGAGGCTGTTGGCAGGACCGCTCGGTCCGACGTCGCCTTTGTCGCCCTTGGGCAGGACCAGGTTCAGCACCTGCGCCGGCGAGCTGCCGGTGAGCGTAGCCGCTGCAGTCTCGCCGCCGACGACCGTGCCGATCGACAGCACGGCGGACGGGCCGGCAGGCCCCACCGGCCCCTGGCCACCGGGCGAGCCGGCAGGCGAGAACGTGATCGCGGACGCAGCCGGGGCCGCACCGACGGACAGGTTGATCGTGTCGCCGTTGGTGGCGACGACGCTCGACCCGGCCTTGCCTTGGACGGTAACGAGGAAGCTCACGGGATCCTCGCGGTGAAGGTGCCCGAGACGGCCGTCCGCGTGGCCCCTGCGGTGTCCGTCCAGCGGAAATACCAGCGGTACCCCGTGGCGGCGCTGAGCGTCGACGTCTGGGCCTCAGTGAGCCCGAGGCTCACGGTGCCGCCCGAGAGCGAGACGGGCGAGATCGTGAACGTGGCGGCCGTCGTGCCGACCGTGTAGCCGCCGGCCCCGAGGCCGCCGTCCGGGTTCGCGTACTGCGGCACGAACACCTTCGCCTCGAGGGTGTAGCCCGTGAGGTTCACCGGCACCGGCGGCACGTCCTGCGTCGTGACGGCCAGCCCGATGTCGAGCTGGTCCCCGATGACGAACGTCACCGGCATATCGGCAGGGATCTGTTCAAACGACGTAGGCACGAAATGCCCTCCTTGCTCGACTCCCGGCCGATTGTGGGCCTGAGAGTGGCACGGGCAAGTTCAGCCGGAGGGGGCGTCATGGCCTGCCTTGGCGTTCCGCCGAGCGCTGCGGATCGCCCGCCGCACGAGCATCCGCCCGACGGCGTCGAGGAACGGTAGGCCGCGTGCGTGGGCCTGGTCGCGGAGCCAGCCGACGATCGTCTCGACGTTGGCTTCGCACCAGTCGCAGCCCTGGCGGTCCATCTCGGCGGCACGGGCATTGCACGAGCAGTCCGGCGTGGCGGTGATGCCGACCTTGGCGAGCAGCTTCTTGAGCTCGGCGCCGGCCGTGCAGCCGGAAGGATGGACGGCCGGCGGTGCTGGTGCCGGCTCATGCCCAGCCCTCGGCGTCCTCGGGTACGCCGGATGATCGACGTCGATCGTCCACGCGTCGCCGTCCTGCGAGACGACGCACGGCAGCACCTCGTCGAGCGTGTAGCCGCGCTCGCGACAACGGGCCTCAAGGTGTGAGCGGTGGCAGGAGATCATGGAAGTGGGTTGCAGGGGCTCGGGCTGCACACAGTCCCAACACCCATGAACGTTTTTCCTGCCCCCTGACACTGGCACTGCGGCTTGACGGTACACGCCGTGCCTTCGCAACACGCGCCCTCTTTGCAGGCCTGGAGGCACTCGGCTTGAGTCTTGTAGGGCGTGCGGCCTGCAGCGCTGATTCCAGATGGAAGCGAAGATGTCTGATAGCAGGCCATCATGCACCTCAGAACGCACAAGCAGGCTTGCCGCGATCAGCAAAGAGCGGAATGGCCGACGCTCCGTAGAGCATCTCTATTGCGTCAACCGACACCTGCTGATCATGCCGCACAGTAGGCGTCGAATAGATGTCGGTCGGTAGGTAGCCCACCGGAGGCGGCCATGCGGCAGACGGCAGTGACGTACTGACCAGCCATATCGGTATCACACCATTGAATGGCCCGGCGTCGTATACAGTTTTTACGTTTGTCAGGCTCGCCACGTTGCTGGTTCCAGATGGCGTTCCCAGCAGCGTCACACTGTGGCGTATGGTCATCGACAGTGGCGGCACGCAGCCGGCAGCAGATGCCCCATCCGTTGGCACTGAAATGGGGGCGAACGCCACAGACCTGCTCTCCGTGCCGTTAGTGCATGCCTGATCAACTAAGGCAATGACGGCGCCGCGATACTCGCACTCAGACATGAACACCTGCCTGGACAGCATGAACGAGGTGCCATTCGCCGCCGCCCAGTCGCTGCTCGGAAACAGCCTGGGCGACCCGCCGTTCCCATTCTGGCATGCGTTTCCCCACTCGCTCGACTCCATCTGCTGCTGTGTCGGCGGCGTCCCGCCGTCAACGCAACGGCACCTGACGAGGTTGCCGAGCCTTACCGAGACATTGGCGTACGCGACGTCTGGCGAGGATGCGTAGCCGATGCTCGCCTGTAAAAACACGTCGTCGCCGGCGCCTCCGAAGTTATATATGCCCTGGGTCGCATTTCCGCCGATCTTTTGCAGGACGAACGTCCCCGATATCTGCCTGATGTAGTACGCGAATGAGAAGGTAGGTGTAGGCTCCGCGCCGCCTGGGATGAACACCCCACAGACGCATGCGTGATAGATCGGCAGAGACTGGCTGCTGATCGTGATGCGAATGGCGTCAGGAATGTCGCATGCATCGCACTGCAGACACACCCACTCTTGCTCGCAGCACTCCGAGCACTCGCCACCTAGCATGGCCATTCGTCAGCACTCCGCAGCAATGAGGATCCACTCACCATTAGCAAAGGCGATGGCACACGCTTTCGTTCCGCTGCCGCTGACGGCGGCGAAATAGTTCTTCACGTTCTCATATGTCACCGCCGACAGCGTGGCGTCGGTCACCGTCTTCGTGCTGCCCTTGGCCCAGGCCCCGGTGAACGTGCCGCGGACGATGCCGCCGTCGTCGCCGCCTGTCCGCTGCCGGGCCGCAGGGATCGAGCCGTTGCCGCGCTCGTAGGCCTGGACGACGGCCGCGATCCGCCGGGCTGATGCCGGCGTAAACGTCACTCGCTGCCCGGACTGTCGCGGCGGCTTGGCCATCAGCTCGGCGTCCCGAATACGGAGAAGCTGGTCTCGCGGTAGAGCTTGAACGTGAGGACGTCGGGCTTCTGGCCGGGCGTCTTCGCCACGCCGTTGGCCAGGGCGACCGGCTGCTTGACGGGCTTCTTGTCAGCCCCCAGGACGGCAGCCCGCTTGGTGCCGCCCGTCTGCGGGTTGCCGCTCGAGTCCACGAGCTGGTTGAAGCCGACGTCCCACGGCTTGTAGTCCCACGTTTCCTGGCGGTACTGAAACTCCCACACGACCTCCCAGAAGGGCTTGGTGGTGTTCGAGCTGCTCGAGGTGGCTTCCTTCTTGTTGGCCGAGCGAAATGCCACCTTCCACGTCCGGGCCGGCGAGCTGTTCCAGCTGCCGTTGTTGACGGTGTTGCTCTGGTCACGAGCAATGTTCGACCATGCCAGGTCGGCATAGCACTTCGTGAGCGTCAGCGAAAAGTCGCTCGACTCGCGCTCGGCGTTCTCGATTGGATCGCCAGCAGAGTTGGCGATCTTTTCCCCGTCCTTGTCCTCGAACACCGGGATGGTGATCGTCGAGCCGCTGGCCGACCAGGCGTCTTTCGGCATGCCCGTCGTGTCGGGCGTGTTGCTGACGGGCGGGATGTAGTACTTGACCGTGACGGACCAGACCATGCCGTCGCCCGACTCCTCCGTGCAGTCGAACTCCATCGCTTTATGGTTGCCGAAGTCCGGGTGGCCGGCGCCAAACACGATCCCCGGCGCCCGGGCGATCAGCGTCCGCGGTGTGGAGGGGCTGTCGACGCGGACGATCCACTTCCGCGTGAACGTGAACGACTCGCCGTATTTGCCGCTGACGCCCGTCCCGCGGGCTGTCTCCAGACATGCTGCGATGGCCATGGCTCAGCCCCCGATGTCCACGGTGTCCATGTCGTCCGCCTCGCTCGTGTTGTCGGCCACCCGCTCGACGGCCACGGCGATGCGCTCCTGGACGTTGCCCGTGTCGCCACGCATCAGGCGGAACATCTCGGCGATGCCCTCACGCGAGCGGCTGTCGGTGGCCTTGAGGGCCTCTGACGACGGTCCCGTGAACGCGGCCTGCTCAGGCGGCGGCTTCGGCCCGGCCTGTGGCACGACGGTCCTGGCCGCTTCGTTGCGGGCGTTAGCAGCCTCGCGGGCTGCCTTGACGGCATCGCCGATCATGGTGGAGACGGGGCCTTTCTGGGCCTCGGCCACGGCGCCACCCTCGCCGAACGCCCGGCCAAAGTCAGCCGCAGCCGCGTTGCTGGCATCCGTCATGCCGTCCACGATCGACTGGTTGAACGCGTCGGCCCCCGCCAGGAAGCCGTCCACGCCCAGATCGACGCCCACTCGCTTCGCCAGGAAGTCGGCACCCTTGAGCAGGGCCGTGATCGGGCCAGTGAGGCCGAGGATCGCGGCGCCGAAAATGAACTTCATGGTGTTGCCGACGCCCGACAGGAACGCGCCCACGCGGTTCCCGGCCTCCCACACAGCGCTCCACTGCACGCCGATCGACGAGACGTACTCCCAGACGCTGGACAGCCCAGAGATGATTGCGTCGGCCACCGTCGCGAAGAACTCGGCACCAGCCAGGATCCCTTCGCCGATGAACTGGCCAATGTTCGCCCCGCCGATGCCGCCCACAAGGTTCGTGAACGTGTCGGTGACGCTTTGCAGGGCAGGGGCCAGATACGCCACCACCTGCTGGACAACGCCGCCGATGGCCGAATAGGCCCGCGTGAACGCGTCGTTCATGTTCTCGACGGCCTGCCCCTGCTGGTCTGTCAGGGCGAGCCCAAACCTCTGGGCCTCGTCGGTCGCGTTGCGGATCGAGCCGGCCCCGCCCTCGAACAGCGGCAGCAGGTCGGCCCCGCTCTTTCCGAACAGGGCGATGGACGCCCGGGCACGCTCGGCCGGCGTCGGCAGCCCGGCGATCGCGTCGGCCATCATCTGGAACCGCTCGGCCGGGCTCTTGTTCTGCAGCTGGTCCACCGAGAGCCCGACGCCCGCCAGGGCGGCCTGGGCCTGCGTGGACCCCTGGGCGGCCTTCACGAACGCGACGTCGGCCTTGGTGGCCGCCTTGCCGATCGTGTCCATCGACACACCCGCCAGATCGCCTGCGAGCGACAGCCCGGCGAGCTCGCCGTACGTCATGCCCAGCCGGCGGGACAGTTTGCTCGTGTTGTCGATCGTCTGGGCCTGGGCCTGGGCCACGTTGACGAACGAGCTGGCCGCCGCCCGGGCGGCGTTCGCGACCTGGCCGAAGAGCTGGGCGCCCTGGATCGCCACGAGCGACCGCATGCCGCCACGCAGGCTGGCGACGTCGGCCGAGAGCTTCTTGAACGACGCCGACGCGTCGTTGACGCCGGCCTTGAGGCCCGCGCTGCTCGCGGTGAATACGGCGGATACTTTGCCGATCGTGGCCATTTACTCTTGCTTCATTTGGGCCGCAAAGGCCGGGATCTTGGCCAGCTCGCGGCGGATGTCGTCGATCGTCTGCGGCTTCTCGCGGTAGCTGGGCAGGAACTTCTCCTCGGCGTCAGGGTCCGGCTTTGCGCCGAACCCGGCCGCCGCCGTCAGGGCCTCGCGGGCCGACCGTCGCCACTCGTCACCGAATGGCTCGATCCGCCAGTAGGCCATCCACCGCCGTAGCTGCCTGACTGTCAGTCGTTTTTTCCAGGCCTCCGGGTGCGGGATGCCGAGCTCGAGGGCCAGCCGGTAGAGAAAGACCTCGTCCGGCCGGCTTCTCAGTTTTTTTCGAGCTCCTCCACTTCGTCGTCGGTGATCGAGAGCAGCTTCTGCCCGGCCTGCCAGATCTCGTGCAGGGCCGCGGCCTTCTTCTTGCCGAGCTTGGCGACGTCGGCGTCCGTCGTGAACAGCCGGTTGCCCTGCTCGTCGCAGAGGATCAGGCTCGCGAGCTTCGCCCGCCAAGACGCCTTCTTCCCCTGGTTGGCGGCGCAGTAGATCTCCCACTCGTCCCGGATGTCGGCCGTCGGATCGAGCAGGAAGACATCACGCCCCCAGGCCTTGACGTGCAGCTTCTGCGGCGGGCGGATGTCGTCGATCGCGAGGATGTCTTCGGCCAGACCCATAGATGCTCCTGTGTCTAGAACCCTGTGAACTTGAACCGGGCGACCCACTGCACGAGCTCGCCCGTGGTCAGCTCGGCGTCGAGCTGCTCGAGCACCGCAGCCGCGCTCAGCGTGCCGCCGGACGGCCATGTGAGCGTGAGCGTCCCGGGGCCGCCGATGTCGTTTCGCGAAAATCCAGGCAGCCCGATGAACCTGGCCGTGACCGAGCCGGTGTCGACGCTCGTGCAGTTGAACTGCTTGAGCACGCGGGCGTTCTGCCCCGCCCCCAGGACGGGCGACCGCATGCTCGTAACCTCGTGGATGTTGCCCGCCGAGAACGACGGCGAAACGCCCCGCAGGATGCCGAGCACGGTGCCGTCGAACGAGAGCGTGGCGCCCTGACTGTCTGGTACGTCTGGCACGGGTCACCTCCCGGCCGATCAGCCGCCCGTTAGCTTGAAGGTGGCGGTGCCGACGATCAGCTCGCCGACGGCGGCGGTCAGCTCAAACTCCTCGCAGACCGCGTTGCCGGAGACGCCGAGCTTGTCGCAGCCGATGGCTGCCGAGGCGCCGCGAGAAGGTGCCGTCGTGCCCCAGTACTCGCAGCTGATCTCGTCGCCGTCGACCAGGGGCGACTTCTGAAGCCACCGCGTCGAGCCGGCTGCCGCCGACAGCGGCGTGACGTCGATATAGGCCTGGCTGCGCTTCACCTTCACGTTCTTCGCGACGAACGTGGCGCCGCCGAACGTGAAAGTTGTCCCCTGAGAGTCGGCGATGTTGGGGTCCGGCATGTGCTACTCCTCCCAGCGGATTTGATACGTCTGCTCGACGGCGAACGTCGGCTTATCCTGCCCCTCGAGGTAGTCCGGCGGGGCGTCCGCCTCCTCCTGGATCAGGCACTCGCGGATTGTCACGCCGTGCGCTGTACCGTTGAAGTTGTGAAGGGCCAGCCTGACGGCCTCCGCGAGCGTCTTCGCACCGAAGTAGGTCGGCGCGTAGACGAGCACCTGAAACTGCGCCGACGGCCTGACTGCCACGGGAGTCGGCCCGGCCATGATCTGCTCGCGTGTCGTGGACGTGCGGCCGTAGACGACATACGGCAGGGCGGCCCCCTCCGGGGCCTCCATGGGCCACGCCAGGCACCCGCCGGCCGCCTCGGCTGCGGCCTTGAGCCACTGTTCAGGAAACGGCATTTGAACCGACCTCCTTGGCTGTCCGCTCAAGGGCAGACGCCAGCTCAGTGACGAGGGACGACAGGACGGACTGCCGGGTTGCGTCCAGCGTGCGTTTCGCCATTCTTCTCGCAGGCATGATGCCCGTGGATCCGCCGCTCTTGCGGCGCCGCAGCTTTGATCCGTTTTCGACGATGATCGCGTGGCTGCCAGACCCAGACACGACGAACAGGCCTCTCTTTTTCTTGAGCGACCCCCTGGCGTAGCCACAGACAAACACGACGTTGCCGTGGGTGCCTTTGTCGTAGACCTTGATCTTGGTCTTGATGCTCCGAATGAGCGAGCCCGTCAGGTATGGCGTATTCCCCTGCAGCGCCGGCTCAAACGGCTTTGTGGCCTTTCGAATGGCGGCGCGCATGCGCTTTTTCGCCAAGTCGCGAGGAAGCCTCCCGAACGCAGCTATCAGCCCCTGGACCTGTTTTTGGACCTGCGCGTCGTTTTGGATGTCGAGGCTGATCAAGAGGCTTTCTCCTCGCAGGTCAGCTCGTGCTCGTCGCGGTTCCCGCGCTCGACGACCGAGGAGATGTAGAGAATCCGGCCGCCGCGGCTGACCCAGCGGACCCGCATCTTGCCGGTGATCCCGTCCACGAAACGGCAGCGGACGACCCAGGTGGCGGTCCCGCCGATCGAGTTTTGCCGCTGAGCCTCGGTGTAGCTGATCGCCTCGACGGCGGCCCGGCGGCTCGCGAACGTCGACCAGGTGGCCACCGCCTCGCCGAGCGAGTTGCGGGTCTCGGCCTGCTGCTCGATCACGACCGTCTCGCGGAGGATGCCGGCGGGGATCGCCATCACCACCTCCCGGTGACAGACTCGCTCGCCAGGAGCGTCTCGAACGCGAGCGGCACATCCGACACCGCACCGGCCGCCGAGGCCTCACGGTTCAGGTACAGGTGCCCGACGTACAGCAGGATGGCCGACCGCAGCTGCGGCGAGAGGATCTCCTGCCCGGCCCAGTAAGTGACGGTCAGCGTGGCCAGCTCGGACACGGACGGGGCCGTCGAGAACCGCAGGTAGCCGCCGTCGGCGTCGACGCTGTAGGCCGAGCTGCTGACGGCCACGCCGTCAACGTCCACGGCCACCGGGTACGCGTTGCCCACCAGGATCGGCGTGACGGGCAGCCGCAGCGTGATCGGCCCAATGCCGGCCGGCCCGCGGCTCCAGCCGTCGCCGTCGGAATGGTCGAATCGCGCCCGCAGCTGCTGCGGCATGAGGGCCACGCCGAGCCGCCTCTCGACGAGCCGGCGGGCCGTGGCGATCATGGCCAGGATCTGGGCGTGATCGTCCTCCTGCTCGGGCAGCAGGCCCAGGTGAGACTTGGCCGCGGCGAGCGACACAGGCTCGACTGTGGGGTGAGTCGCGACGACGAGCGAGCGGAGCCGCATGGGCTACCTCTTGATGTCGGCAGTGCGCTTGTCGGGCTCCTGGGCAACGGCACGCTCGACCTTCGGCTGGGCGTCGACCGGGACGGCATAGCCCTCCTGCTCAAGCACCCGAGCGAAGTCGGGCAGCTTCTCGACCTCGTCACCGGCCTTATGGCCCCAGCCGTCGCGGACGAATCGCATGAGCATGGCGAACGGTCTCCGGTGTATGGACAAGCGGCCGGGGGCGGTTGGCCACCCCCGGCCGCGTCATGCGTCACGCTGCCGGGCTCAGCTGGCAGCCTTGGCGAGCCGGCCGACGTACTGGGCGTCGTGGTTGGCCACGCCCGCACGCTGGGAGGCCGCGTAGAGCACCTGCCGATTGCGGATGAGCAGCTCGCGGGCCACGTCGATCTCCAGGCCGGACGACTTCACCGCGATGGCCGAGGCCATCTTGAAGTCGCCGTAGAGGGCGAGCGTGGTGGCGGGCAGACCCTTGACGAGGTAGACCGGGGCACCGAACACCGTCGGCACCACCCGCCCGCCGCCGACCGTCATGGTCGTCTGCTGAGCGGACCAGATCTTCATCAGGTCGACCCAGCCGGCCCGGCTGCACACCCACGCGGTCTCCATCACCTGCTCGTCGACCTTGCCGACGACGTCGGCCAGGTTGTTGAGGCTGGTGGCCGCGTTGGCCGCCACGGTGATCGTGTTTCCGGCCGCCACGGCACCGGCCAGGCCGGTGATCGCGGGGTTCGCGTTGCCCGCCAGCCAGAGGCTGTCGACGTGTTTCGCGTAGGCCACGCCGATCCGCTCGGCCACGACACCCGCCACGTCGAGCGGCGAGTCCTCGAGGAGCGACCGGGAGATCGCCACCGAGAGCCGGTGCTCGTAGAGCGTCACGGTCGCGCCGTCGGACGAGATGTCCTGGTCGCTGGTGGCCACGCCCTCGGCGACGATCGAGACGGTGGCGTCGCCGATCTTCGGGATCTTGATGCTGTTGCTCGACGGGGTGTAGACGCTCGCGAGCTGCAGCGCCACCGAGCTGTAGGTCAGCCGGTTGACGATCGCCCCGTAGAGCTCCTGCATCACGAAATCGACACCCTTCGCGTCGTACGCCGGGCTCGTCTCGCCCATGGCGCGAACTTCGCCCGTCACGAGCTGCCGCAGGTAGCCGCCGACGCGGTCGGCCGCTTCACGGCTCGAGTAGCCGCGGAGGCCGCCGATGATCGACCGCTCGGCCTTGGTCCGCAGCTCTTCGCCCTTCTCGACGACGCCGCGTGGCTCGCTGTCGGCCACGGGCGTGAGCTTCGCACGGGCCGCGGCGAGCCGGGCCTCGATCGCGTTCTCACGCTCCACGATGCCGTTCAGCTCGTCGGCCCGCTGCAGCGCCCGATCCAGGGCCGCGGCGGCCGCGCCGTCCTTGTCGTCCGAGGGGTCGACGTTCCGCAGGTTCTCGATCTGCGGAAGGAGGGTGGCGATCTCGTCCTGGGCCAGGCGGAGCTTGTTCATGGGGTCCTCGCGGGAAGGTGTTCGTGTCTGACGACTCGCACACTGTCCCGCGTGGGACGACACCGTTGAACTTCGCTGTTCTACGGTAGAGCTTTCGGGCAGGTGCCCGTTGAGCACGCGCCGCACTTGCAGCGGACGTAGCCGCCGTCGGGGCGGTAGATGCGGCCCGTGCCGTTGCACTCACGGCAGGCGGGCTTGGCCGGCGGGGCCGCCTTCGCAGGGGCCGGGGCGGGTGGCGGCTCTTGGGCCATGGCCGCATAGGCCACGCTCACGCAGCCAGCGGCCCGGGCGCGCTCGGCTTCGATCGACGCCGGATCGTGGGACGCGATCGCGAGCGACCACAGCAGCCAGTGCCAGAGGGAGTGGGCGGCGTCGTACATCTACCACCTCGCATTATCGAGAACTTGGTGGCCGTCGGCGCCGATCACGGCGTGGACGAGCTGCACCTCGTCGGCGTCGGGCGGGGCCGGCTCGAACACCCAGAGGGCCGTCAGGCCGAGCTTGGCTGCCACCTGGGCCACGCGGCCGAGGAACCGCAGGACGGGACGCTGCGGACGGGGCGGATCGGGCCGGATCGGCGACTCTGGTGCCGTGGCCAGCCACCAGACGACGGCCGCCAGCACTACGGCGGCGACGGCAAGTCGCTTCTCGTGTTGACGTATGTCAAGCATGGCTGTCCCTCCAGAGCTGGTGGAGGTAGAGCACGACGACGGCCCCGACGATCGAGCCGACGAGCCCGGCCGGGCCGCGGCCGAATGGCAGGCCGCCGGCAATCGAGCCGAGAACGCCCACGGCGATCGTCGGCACCCAGCCGGCCGGCACGGTCGAGGGCACGATCGCCTTCGCGACGCCGCCGGCGATGCTGCCCAGGATCACCCAGTACACGAGCTCGAGCATTAGCGTCCCTCCATCCAGCCGTCGTTCACAAGCTGCCGCGGCTTGAACCCTTCCACGCCGCCGATCACGAATGAGTCGCCCTGGGCGAGGATCGCCTCGGCGTCGGTGCGGCTCATCCAGAACGATCCTTCGGGCTGGTCGCTCGGGTGCTTGCCGCCCCGGACCCACCCAGACCCCCAGCTATTCATCACGAGCACGCCGTCGCGCGGCTGTTTCATCGGCTCAGGCGAGCCGGGGCCGTTGTTCTTCGCGTACTTCAGGCCGATCACGACCATGCAATGAGCCCACGAGCCGCTGCGACGGAGGAACCCGTCGGCGTCCCTGTCCTGACCCTTGAAGCCGACGTTCGAGCAGATCGGCACGCAGAGGCCGTTCTCCAGGGCTGCCGTGAGGCTGGCCCAGTCCTCGCAGAGGGCGACCTTTTTCGCGACGTGCTGGTTCGCGAGCTTGGCGAGATCTGCTGGCACGCCCCGCGCTCCCCAATCTCGCGACCGTGGAATCGAGTAGGACGAGAGATCGACGTCGCCGTATTTCTGGCGGAACAGGATCCCGCCGCGGCCGTTCTTCAGCCCCGAAACCCACCGGGCGGCGGCGCCACCGTAGCTTCCGTCGGAGTAGCCCGCGAACGTCACCGGCGGCAGTCGGCCTTCCGTCCGCGAGCCGCCGTAGATCGGCTCGGTGGCCACGACGAGCGGCAGCTCGTCGAGCTGCCCCTGGCAGTAGTCGACGCACTGCCCGACGTACGAGCCCATGGCCCAGCCGAACGAGACGCAGCTCCCGTGGTCGCCCTGGTTCCATGGTCCGTAGGGCGTGCCGTACTTCGCGCGATGGCAGCGGTCGGCGTAGCGGTAGAGGTAAGCGTCTTTGCCCTGAGCTGCGCGGATCGCGTCGGCACCGGCCTGGGCGAACGTCGGCTCGGCCAGCTCACGCAGGAACGCCTTGGTGCCCGCGGCGTCCGGGACGTAGCCGAACCGCTGCTCGGCTGCCCGCAGCGCCCGGTGCGTCACATGCTCGATCAACGCGCCCAGGATCGCCGCGAAGACAACGAACCCGACGGCAGACCATGTCCAGATGGCTTTCCGCTTAGTCATCGAGCAGCTCCCCGAAACGGGATCGCGGGAACGGCACGACGGGCCGCCGGCAGTCGCAGGCGGGCCGCTTCTCGACCTGCTCACGCAGCTCGCGTAGCTCGACGATCACGGTGGCTACCATGAACGGCATGAGGGCCGCCGAGCCGATCACGAGCAGGACGGCCAGCGAGCCGAGTACGAACGCGGCGGTGCTGAGCAGATAGCCGATCATCGGACTGCCTCCTCGGCCGCCCGAGCCAGCTCGCGAAACGCTGTCACCCACCGGCCGCGGGCCTCGGCGTCGATCGGCCCGCCCGAGGTGCCGGCCGCCTCGTCGAGGTAGCGGCCGACGGCCGCCTTGACGTGCGGCTGCCGCTCACGCAGCGGACGGGGCGCGAACCGAAACTCGGAGACGCCCACGCGAAGCTCTTCGAGCTGCAGGCCCGTGGCGATCCGCGGGCTCGCGGCCGTGCCGTCGAGCTCGAGGGCGTCGGCGATCGAGCCGCACACGCCCGCAAACGCGGCGGCGTCCTCGGCCGCCTCGGCGCCGATGAACTTGCCGCGGAGCGACAGGCCGCCCGACGGGGCCGGGGCAGGGGCAGATCGCGGCCAAAACTCGACGGCCGCCACGAGGGCGGCGCCGGCGAGCAGGGCGGCGGCCAGGGCGAGCTTGTGGCGGGGGTTCATTTCCGATGGCTCCCGTGCAGCAGATCCAGCCAGAGCGTGTCGACGGCCCTCGCAGAGTCCTCGTTAAGGCTGTCAGTGAGAGCGAGCCGGTCCCGGACGGCCAGCAGCGAGTCGATCGCTGTCCGCGGGTCCGGCCCGGCCTGGGCCGGGGGTGCCGCCGGCGGCAGCACCGGCGGCACCTTGAACAGGCCGATGGCCGGCGAGGCCTCGCCCGGCTTCTTGCTCGGCCACAGCAGGAACGCGACGGCGGCGGCGACGATGAGGATGGTGATCATGCGGCAGCACTCCTGGAGATCCTGAGCAGGGCCTCGACGGCCCCGGCGGCGAGCGAGAGGACGAGTAGGCGAGTCGCGGGGCGGACGAGCATCCAGGCGGGCCACGCCGTCACCGGCACGGCCTTATCCGCGAGCGTGTCGAACAGCACGGCGGCGGCCGTCACGGCGACCTCGCGCTTCTGCGGGCCGGTGAGCGTGGCCACCGCGTCGAGCCCGGCCACGGCGAGGTAGAGCAGCTGCACGAGCAGCCGGCCGAACTCGGTCCAGGTGAGTCCGTCCCGGGCCTGCTCGCGGGCGCTAACAACAAACGCGTTCACCTGGGACGCGACGACGGCGATGGAGTCGGGCGTGGCGTTCATCGTTTCCGGCTCCAGATCTCGGTGGCGGGCACGACGCGCTTCCGGCGGGCATGGCAGCAGCTGCACTCCAGCCGCTGCTCCTGCTCCAGGCCGACGCGGCGCGAGGTGATCACGCGGCAGCGGTGCCCGCACTTGCGGCAGGCCCTACTTGATTCGTGGTGCATTGGCCTTGAGCCTCGCGGAGACGAGCCGCGCGGCTGCGGCTGTCAGGGCGTAGGACCAGCGGCGCCGCTTGTCGGCTTCGAGATCGGCGGCCTGCTGGGCCAGCTGCTCGACTTCGTGGCTCGTGAGGTTCTCGCTCCGCCACGCCTCCAGCGACCGCAGGGCCGCGGACGACTGCGGATAGGCCGGCCGGGTGACGACAGAGACGTCGTACAGGCCCGCCACCTCGGTGATCGTGCGGACGGCCGAGCCGTCGGCCTCCTGCGTCCACGACTCGCCGCCCTGGGCGACCGAGAACGCGAACGACGCCCCGTAGATGTCGCCCCGGCGGATCAGCGTGAGCAGATCCCGGCCGAGCGTCGTGTCGGGCGGCGTGATCGAGTATGCCAGACCCTTGTCGGCCTTCGAGATCTCCAGCGTCCCGGACGTCGTCCGGCCGAGCACCTGGTTCTCGTCGTGGTTGAACAGGGCGACGACATCCACGCCGCCGCGCGGGTCGTTGCGATGGCGGCCCACGACCTTGTCGAACGCGGTCGGCGCGAACACCTCGCGAAAGCCACCCAGGTCGTGGCTCTTCGAGTTGAACGGCGGGCTGATCCCTTTGATCGTCGGGGCGGCGGCCGACCGCTCCTCGAGCTCGATCGGCTCGACGGCGGCGGGGACGTAGCGGCGCTCGATGTCATCAGCCATTGGCGTCGTCCTCCATGTCGGCCGGCACGTCCTCGGGCTCGATCGTGTCGGCCGGGTACTGCTCCTCGCCGGCGGCCGGCTGGGCGTCCGGCCCGGTGCCGGTGGCCGATGTGCCCAGCGGCGCGAAGCCCAGCTGCATGTAGGTCGCGTTCGCTGCCGGGTTCTCGAGCAGGTCCAGGTCTTCGAGATCCCGCAGCTCGTTGGGCGAGATCGCCCCGCAGTTGAACAGGAACTGGTAGAGGGCCACGCGGGCCTGGGTGTCGCCACGCAGCAGCGCCCGGCTGTCCAGCCGGCAGTAGTGCCGGCCGTCCATCGGGTTGTCGTAGGTCCGCAGGATCGAGCGGTCGATCGCCCCCTCGAAACGCTTCTGCCACGGCAGCAGCCCGAAAACGTGGGCCGTCACGAACTCCTGCTCGACGTTCGAGTACTTCGCCATGTCGGCGTCACCGAGCAGCGTCGTCGGGATGCCGTAGACGCGGGCCACTTCGGGCAGGAGCGACTTCCGCAGCTCCATGAACTGGTTCGCTTCGTTGCTGTTTCCCTCGATCGGCTTGAACTGCGTCTTCTTGGGCAGCATCGCGGTCGCGCCGCGCTTCTTGGCACCGCCGTAGATCTCCCGCCACTGCTCGATGAAACGCGACTGAGCCTCGGGCGGCACGTCTTCCTGCGTCTCGATCACGCCGTCCGGCCGGGCCGAGTTGTCCCAGAACGACGCCGCGGCAACGTCGAGCTTGCGGGCGAGCGCCACGCTCGTCGAGCAGAGCTCGGCCGGCAGCTGGCCCTCGTAGCTGTTGTCCGAGAGCCAGCGGTAATGGACGATCTCGGCCTGTTGGAAGTCGCGGAACTGGCCACGCGGCAGCAGGTAGCGGTACAGCAGGCTGCCATCGGCCCCGCGGAACGTCGACATCCGGCTTGGGTGCAGCGGCTCAAGAGCCGAGCAGAAGCCGTTCTCGCCGGCCACGATCCGCGAGTACGCCCGGCCGTAGAGGGCGAGGTGGTAGGCGGTCGTTTCCTTGTACTCGAAGTCGCTCTGCCACGAGTTGGGCCGCCACGTCAGGACGTCGTAGCAGGCCAGGTCGTGGGCGTGGGTCTTCGGGTAGCCCGGCCGCCGGCGGATGATCTCGGTCGGCATGCAGGCGAGCGACGACGCGATGAACCGCACACAGGCCAGGATGCAGGTCGTGCGGACGGCCACTTCGGCGTCGATCGTCGCCGCGTTCAGGATCGTGCCGACGGGCAGGTGATCCGCGAGCGCCCGCAGGGCGAACTCGTTCAAGGCCTTTTTGCTGGGCCGCCGTGCCCGCGGCTTCGGGGCCGCGCCGGTCTTCTTCACAGCTCGATGATCTGCCATGCGTCAGGCCCCGGTTCCGGCTCCGCCGTGCTTGCCACCGCCAGGCCGCAGACGGCCGCCACGATCCCGTCGGTCTTCTCGCTCGACCGGCCCTTATCGGGCTTCATGTTTCCTGCGTGATCGACGTACAGGCAGACGTTCCCGGCCATCCACTGCATCACCGGCGACGGGCACCGAAACTTCCGCTCGTGGATCAGGACCTCGAGCAGCTTGGACGGCGCCGTCATCCGGCCAACGGACTGCCCGATAGCCTGCACTTCAAGGCCGGCACGTTGAAGTTGCGTAGCCACCGAGCCCAGGTTCCACGGGTCGGCGCCGACGCCGCGGACCTTGTGCGACTGCGAATACGCGATCAGATCCGCGGCCACCTGGTCGTGATCGAGCCGGACGCCTGGCGTGGTGCGGATCCACCCGTCGGCGATCCACTGACGCAGCGGAACGCGGGCCTCGCGCTCACGCTCGGCCACGTTGTCCTCGGGCATCCAGAACATCGCGTCGGCGTCGTAGCCACCGTGGCCGTCCGGGAAGAGGGCGACGGCCGCCGTCAGGTCGAGGTGGTCGGCCAGGTCGAGGCCGAGGAAGCACGACCGGCCGGCCAGAGGCTCGGGCGGCTGGGCCACGCAGGGGACGTAGACCTCGGGGGTGAACCAGCGGTTATCGGGCGTCGTCCAGACGTTCAGCGAGTAGCGGAGCCACCGCGTCCGCTTCACGGGGTTCGTCTGCGAGTCCTGCCAGTCGGCGCGGAACTCTTCCTCGGGGAACGTCACGCCCATAGACGGGTTCGCCTTCCGCCACGTCTCGGGATCGTCGTGGTCGTCGTCTGCTGCCGCGGCGTAGATCAGCCCGTAGAACGTCGGATTCGCGGCGGGGTTCTTCATCACGAGCTCGCAGTCCTGCCACCACTGGTAGCCAGGGCCTTTGCGGTCGTCGCCGGCCGTCGAGATCGCCAGGACAAGGCCGTTGGGCGTGGCCCGCGTCGCGTACATGAGGGCCGAGATCAGCTCGTCGCTCTTGTGGGCGTGGATCTCGTCGATGATCACCGAGCCGTTCAGGCCTTCGTTGCGGTACGCGTCGGCGCTCAAGCACCGCAGCACGTTCCCGTGCTTCCGGTTGCGGATGATGCTCTTTGAGTCGACGACCTCGAGCACCTTCGACAGCGTGGGCGAAGCCTCGACGCTGCGCTTGAGCATGCGGTACAGAATCCGGGCCTGCTCGCGGTCGACGGCCGCAGGGTAGACGTCGGCCAGCGGCTGGTGGGCCGTCAGCAGGTACTGGGCCACGCCCGACATGAGCCACGTCTTGCCGTTCTTCTTCGGCACGAAGACGGCACCGCGGCGGTACCGTAGCCGGCCGTCGGGCCGCTTCCACCCGAACAGCGGTGCGATCACGCGGTCGCGTTGCCACGGAATCAGCTTCACCGGCACCGGATCGCCACCGTCGGGCGACGGCACCCGGCAGAACGACTCGATGAACTCGGCGGGGCGCGCCGCAGCAGCTGCGTCCCAGACGTAGCCCGGGGCGTACTCGGGCCTGTCGCCGCCTGGCTCAGCCGATGAACGCGCGGAGCTTCGCTTCCTCTGCGTCTTCTTCGCCATGGTCGGCGGCCTCTGGTGGGAATCGCGTCTCGGCCGCCGGCGTCAGCCCGTACTCGCGGGCCAGGGCGACGAAGTCGCGCCGGGCATCACGCAGCAGGCGGGCCACCGGGTTGGCGGCCTGGCCCTTCTCGGTCGACGTCATCCAGCCCTCCTGGGCGAGCTGCTGCGCGAGCTCGCGGCAGTCGGCGTAGAGGTGCGACAGGATCGCGAGGCCCTCGGCCTGCTCGGCCCGCAGGCGGCCGGCAGCCGCCAGCGGGTCGGCGTGGCTCGTCCAGAACTGGGCCGCGATCACGCGGGCCTCAACGTCGGCAGGCATGGCCACCGGATCGGCCTGCGTGGCCGCCTGCGGCTTGGCCTGCACTGCCACGCCGATGGCCGCTGCGCGAGCCAGGGCGGCTTGAGAACGCTTGCTATTGGGGTCTGGGTGGCGGCCTCTGCGGCCCATGGTTCGCTCCCGTTTGGCGTTAGTTGGTCAGTTATTCGCGCTGAGGCGGCATGGGGCTTTCCGGCGAACGTCAGTTTGTCAAAAAGCCCCACCCCCCCAGGCATGCCATCACGCGAAGCCCTTGGCCTTCTGCTCGGCTCTCGTCTTCCGACCGTGGCACGCACTGCAGAGTGTCTGCAGGTTCGCGCCCGCGTCACTGCCGCCGTCCTCGAGCGGCTTGATGTGATCGACGTGCGCGTCCTTGGTGTGACACACGCAGCCGCACGCACGGCAGACGTATGCATCACGCAACAGGATCCGCAGTCGCCGCGCCCGCCAATCGGCAGACGTGTAGTGGGCTCGCTCCTTGGCGGGCCTCGCCTTGGCCTGCGTCGGCCTCCATCGCTTGATCGCGTCTGGCATGCGTGCATTAGCTCAGATCGTTGGGGTCGTGGAACTTTGGCTGCATGATCAGCAGCCGCCGACGATCACACTCGGCCCGCCTCTCGGCGATCTCCTCTGGCGTCGGATCGACTGCCTTGCCACGCCGCCCGCCTTTGCCTCGGCCCTTGCGGATGTCCCTGATCTGGTCCCGCAGCCGCGCCTGGATTACGCTCACCGTTACGCCCGCCAGGAACGCTGCCTCGGCCGATGTCGCCCCACGGGCATAGGCCGCCCTGACGGCGGCCTCCTGCTCGGGCGACAGCAGCTTTGCGCGACTCAAGGGACGGCGTCCTCCGTGATGCGGATCACCGTCCTGGCCTGCTCGGCCCGGCTCGCGTACCGCTTGCGGATCACCCACTCGACGACCTGGTCGTCGTCGTCCCAAACGCCCGCGTCCGTGAGCGCGTCGGCCACGCCCTTCAGCAAGTTGTCACCGTCGGCCCGAGGCCAGCGAGGCGCGTCGGCCCGCAGGTCGTGCTTGCGCCAGTGGCTCGGCGGCCGGGCAAAGATCGCGTCGACCTCCAGTTTCACTGGGCCGTCGACCCTCCCCCCCCTCGCCATCAAAACGATCGCTTCCCGGTACGCGTGGATAGCGTGGCCCTTGGGCGTGTACGCCCGGCCGAAGCCGCCGCGCGTTGACACGCGAGGCCTGGGCTGCGGAACGGGCTGGCCGGGCACCTCGAGCAGGATCGCCATACGTCCCCTCCGTGGGACGCGGCGGAATGTACGCGCGAGAGTGGTACTGTCTAGCGCGTTATTCGTGCTGCATAACGCAGCAGGCCAGCGTTTTGCAGCCGTGCGACGCGGGGCGGTGGGGCGTTATGCGGCGGGGCGGGTGATTATCCAGGGCCGGGTAATCACTGGTTCTCTATGTTCACCCAGCGGGCGCAAAACCGATGCTCATCTTT